TTTTAGGTGGTCTTATTGGAAAAATGACATCTAAAGGTTTAGATGCAAGTGCAGGTAATTTTGGAACGAAGTTTGCTACCAGAGAAGCTATTGCACCAAGACAACTTATTTATGGTAAAGCAAGAGTTGGTGGAACAATTGTGCATATGGAAACATCTGGCACAGATAATTTTTTACTGCATATGGTTGTAGCAATTGCAGGACATGAGATAGAAGAACTAACAAACATAAGACTTAATGATAATGATTTGACAACAACAACTAGCACAATAAGTGGATCAACTGTTCATACTGTGACTAACTCAGATTATACAAATACTGATAATGATAATAATTTTGGCAGTGGTGCATTAATTAGGTTTACTGTGCAAGATGGTAGTCAGACAGCTGTTGATGGTTTTATGAACGCACAACTTTCTTCAATGGGTAGCACAGATAAATTTTTAGGAGTGGCGTATGTATATATGCAAATGGTATTTGATACTGAAGCATTTGGTGGTGGTATTCCTGCAACATCATTTTTAGTTAAAGGTAAAAAATGTTTTGATCCAAGAACTAATAACACAGTATGGACAGATAACCCTGCTTTGCAAATTAGAGATTATTTAACAAATACAGAGTATGGTATTAGAGCAGTAAGTGACGAAATAAATGACACAACTAATGCTGGTGGTTTTGCAAGTGCAGCAAACACTTGTGAACAAAATGTTACTTTAGCTGATGGATCAAGCACAGAAAAAAGATATACATCAAATGGATTTACTAATTTTAGTGCAGATGGTAATGGTGTAATTGAAAGTATTTTGAGTTCAATGGCAGGTAAATTATCTTATGTTAATGGTAAATTTAATGTGTTTGCAGGTGCTTCACAAACACCTTCTCTTACAATTACAGATGATGATTTATTAGATGCAGTGCAAGTACAGACAAATCCAAATGCAGGTAATTTATTTAATGCAGTCAAACCAATATATGTAGATTCTACACAAAATTATGTTGCTGCAGATGCACAAGTTTATCAAGATACGACATTCTTAAATGCAGATACTCCAAGTGGTGAGTCAACAGCTAATTACAAAAAACAAATGGAAGTTCAATTACCCTTTACAGTCACTGATACAATGGCACAAAGGTTAGGCAGAATTGCTCTAAAAAGTCAAAGACAAACTACATCAATCAGTTTATTAGCAAGTCTTAAATTTATGAGATTACAACCTGCTGATTGGGTTTATGTGACAAATACCAGATTAGATTATTCACAGAAAGTTTTTGAAGTTATATCTACTAATATGGAAGTAATTTCAAGCAATGATGTGCCAATGATGGCTACTAAATTAGAACTAAGAGAAGCTGCATCTAGTGTATTTGATTTTGCTACAAATGATTATACAACAGGACAATCTGAAGGATCAGATGTTGGTACAGGTGACTATAGTGTTACTGCACCTTCTAATTTATCTTTAGCACAACAAACGAATAAAGATGGTGTGACAACAAAAGTAGATATAAAAGCAAGTTGGACAAACAACTCTAGTGATAAGGTCACACTAACTGAGGTTGCATATAAGCTATCAACAGATGGTGCATATACTTCAGACTTTACTGTAGGAAAAGGCGTATCTGTAGCACTAATACCTAATGTTGTAGTAGGAAAAACTTACAATGTCAAAGCAAGACATATTGATGTCAATGGTGTTGCAAGTGCTTATACAAGCCAAGTGAATATAACAATATCTGCACCAAGTGATGCACCTGCTGCACCAACAGGTCTTACTGCTTCTACAAGTAAACCTTTTAACATTGTTGTTTCTTGGACAAATTCTACAAGTGCTGATCTAAAAGCAACAAAGATTTACAGAAGAACATCTAATACTACACCAACAGATGATACGCACTTAGTAGATACTATTTATGGTGCAAATGGTAAAAAAACAACTGTAGTATTTGGTAAACAAGATGGTCTTGATGCAGATACAAACTATTTCTTTTGGGTAAGATCTGTAAATCATTCAGATGTGCATTCTGCTTTTGTTGGTAGTGCAACAGGTAATTTCACTAATGTAGATGTTAGTGACATTGTTAATGATGCTATTACAGAGGTAAAGATAGCTAGTGATGCAGTTACCAATGCAAAAATAGCAGTTGATGCAATACAAGGTGATGTAATTGCTGCAGGTGCAATAACAGAAGCTAAAATTGGTGCTTCTGCTATAACTACTACAAAAATTGATGATGATGCAATAACGACAGCAAAGATCAATGCTGGTGCAATCACTGCAAGTGAAATAGCTTCAAATGCAATAACAACTGTAAAAATAAATGCAAACGCTATTACTACTGCAAAAATAAATGCAGGTGCAATTACTGCCACAGAGATTGCTGCAAATGCAGTCACAGCAGTAAAAATTAATGCAGATGCAGTGACAGCAGATAAAGTAGCTGCAAACGCAATTGTTGCTGCTAATATTGTAAGTGGAACTATCACAGCTACCGAAATTGCATCAAATGCAATAACAACAGATAAACTTAACGCAAATGCTGTAACAGCAGCTAAGATTGCAGCAAATACTATAACTGCAAACGAGATAGCTGCCAGTACAATTACAGGAACACAAATTAATGTTGACACATTAAATGTAAAACACTTTGCAAATGTGCAAGCAGATATTATTTCTCACACAGGATCAGCAGTTCCACTAGCAGTTTTCGGAAGTGCATTTCAAAGAGGTTCAACAGACTTTACAACACAAACCACAAGTACAGGTAATTTCTTAGCTTTAGCAATAAGTAATGTTAGAAATGACGCAAAATATCAAGCTATATTCACAGGTGTGCTAGGTGATAATACAGGCATATTTGTAGAATACTCTGTTGATGGTGGATCAACATTTATACAAGCAGCAGGTGGCATTCAAGATATTGACATGGACGCTGGTACATTTAGGACTTATGTTTTTGTCTATAGTGGTACAATTACTGGTTTAGCAAGTAATGCAACGACTGTTAATTGGAGAGTTAGATTTGTAACAAAACATAGAAGTACATATTTATCACTTTATGTATTTATTGATAATACACAATAATGGCAATGAAAGAATATACAATTTACAAAACATCATCAGGTAATATTGTTGGTGGTGGCATAACAAATTCAGAGTTATCAAAATTAATACTAGAATCAGATGAATCAATTATTGAAGGAAACTATGAAATTGATAAATATAAAATAATTGATGGTAAAGCAGTTTCACAAACTGTTGATTTTTGGAATGCTGTTAGGTCAGAAAGAAATGCTTTGTTAGTAGCTTCAGATTGGACACAGTTATCAGACAGTGCTTTATCTGATTCAAAAAAAACAGAGTGGGCAACTTATAGACAAGCATTGCGAGATGTACCCTCAAATAATTCAAGTGCATCTGTAAGATCAGATGTAAATTTTCCAACTGAGCCAACATAGGAGGTATTATGGATAATATGGGAAGTGGTCGTTTTGGTGGCGACATGGATAGAAATGAAGTAGAAATGGACTTAAATAAGTTCATGGCTATGATTCAAGAAATAGGTGAACTGAAAGATAAGATCAGAGAACTAGAAGATGTAACAAATGTTAATCCTCATCAAAAATGGATTCATCTAGCACAAGCTGTAGATTCATGGCGTATCTTTCCA